CTTCTTCTCTTTCAAGCAATGCTGGCATAAGTAATTATCTTTTGCTAACACAGCCAACCTTGTCCGTTCCCACTCTCGGCTATGATAAAACGCCCTTGCTTGTTGGTTCCGTTTATGCTTGTCGTATTCCTTATCATTCCGTCTTGTTCGTTGTCTCTGCTCAGCTAGGTGTTTATGTTGCTCGCAATATCTATCCCTTGTTAAGTTAGTACAACCGATCTTATTGCATGGTCGCAGTGGTTTGCTTGGCATGTCATCAACCCCAAACAACATCTAAAGCAAAACATAATAGCATGATGCAAGTGCAAATCAAATACCAACGAAAATCAGTAAATTCATCTTTAAACAAATCTACAATCAATTGAATCAATATCACAGTTCCAACACCTAACCCTAAACCGATAAACAAATGGTATTACCTCCAAATAAAAAAGCACCCCGAAGGATGCTAAATTTATTTCCTCCTAATCGCCCCACGCACTCGCTTGTACGTGTCTCTTTTCACGCCCATAATGTCGAGCCAATCCAGCCAGGTCATCTTCTCTTTCTTCCGTTTTGGTTTCTTGTTTTTATCGTCACCATGCAGTTTATACATGCTTTTCACCTCAAATAAAAACGCCACCCCATTTGGAGTGACGTTGTTCGGCCTGCAACGAGACAGGCAACGTATTTATGAAAAAGAGCGATCACGGTGCGCTGGATACGAAAGAACAACACGAACAACCATCAAGCTCATGGACAGTGACTTTCCGCCGGGCATTTTCGCAATAAACTTCATCCCTTGCCCAATCACGTTTCAACTCCCCGCCGCAACGAGGGCAAGACATCTGTTCCAATTTATGCCAAGGCTTCAGTGCCTTGGAGTCAAAACGATAATCGCATGTTGGCGGTGCGAATTCTAACCGTCCCGGAAGCACCACAAAGTCGTCATCGTAATCTTTCGCAAATCGCGGCGATCCGCACGCCGTGCAAGGGGAGAATTCAACGTACCCGAAAAATACACCTTTCATTATTACCATCTCCTTATTTCTCAATATCATATTACATCAGAAAATCCCTTCAAAAGTATCATGATAGTATCATTTTCTAACGCTTACCGAAACTTGATTATTGTGGTCACATCATACGTTTCGTTGTCAATTTCGTCCTCCCGATCAAAGTAGATACATTCAGGCTTCCCACTTCTTGTCATCCAGCTAGGCATCTCATAGCACCCCTCGCTGTTGATCGCCTCTTTTAACACTTCCTCGAACACCACGTTTTTGGCGTGTTCGGCAACAAAATCATAAAAACGTTTCATGTTGTACACCTTCACGTTGCCATAAATGAACGGGGTGTCTGGGTTTTTTAATGCCAGCCGTAAATATTTATCCACTACCGGGTCATCGCTTAAATACATGTTCATCTCCTCCTCGGTCTTTAGTTTTCCGGCCACCCTAACCATTCCATCATGCGTCACCAACCATGTCCCTGCACTTTTTCTCGCTTCGTCGTCACGAAATTTCCCTCGCCGTATCCACTGCCGCACCGTCGGCTCCGCTAGCCCCCACAATTCCGCCGCCTCTTGGGCGGTATAGACAAGGAAAAGCGGATTATTCTTCATCTTCACCCTCCTCTTCCTCGTCGGAAAGATACCGTTCAAAGAATTCTTTCGTCTCGATCCTTGCGATTTCTTTTTGAAAGACAGCCACATCCTCTCCATTATGCCCTTCTGAGAAGCATTCGCGACCCTCAAAAACAAGAACATAGTAATCGTCGCTATTCAACGCTTCCGGGTCGCGTTTCGCAAAATACTCATACAGCTTCCGGGCGGCTTCTTCTTCCTCCCCTTCATCAAACCGATAGCAGCTCACGCCAGGTAAAACCATTCCCCATCCGACGTATTCTTCCCATAATTCTTCAAGCAGACGGCGCTCTGTCTCTTGATCTTCGGAAAATAACATTTCTTGGTATTTTTTCGTAAACGGGTGGTTTTCACCAAATCGTTCTGAAGCGGCCGATACATCTTCATACATAGCGGCGTAAAGGTTCGGAAAGCCCCATTCAAAGGATTTGCTGTTTTGATCGATTTCATATTTTTTGCTTTGTAGTCGGATAAATTTCATTACATATCCCTCTTTCTTGTATCGTATTCGTTACACTTATAATATACCACGCTTTTGTAACGTATTCAATACATTCAACAATTTTTTTAGATTTTTTTTGCAACAAAAAAGACGCCCCTTTTAGGCGTCCGTCTCTCCTAACAGCTCGGCGATTGCATACACAATCTCGTCTCGCCACCGCAAACATGTAATCCGTGAAACATGCAACTGCTCCGCTATCCCGTCCCATGTGTATTTCTGCGGCCTTGTCCAATATTTCAACCGAACGAGCTTCTTCTTTTCCTCCGGCAACGCTTCATACACCGTTTTGATCGCACTCGTCACTCGTTCAAGTGTATCGAGCCGCCGGTGCGTCAGCAGTTCGATTGTCCTCCGTTCTGTCGGGCTGGACGGGAGATTACTTCTCCCGCCGCCGACATTTTCATCCGTTGTGATCTTGACGCCGTACAAAATGTCGTTTCGCAATCGCTGTATCTCTCGGATGTACTCATGATAGTGGTACAGGTTGTGCTCGACGTAGCGTACTACATTTTTGTGCAATTTTGTCCGCACCGATTAACCCCCTTTTTAAACCGCCACCGGTGCTTTAATCGCCGGATGCGGATCGTAGCCGACGATTTCAAAGTCGTCGTATTCATAGTCAAAGATAGACGGCGGCTTCCGTTTCAGCACAAGCTTCGGCAGCGGGCGCGGCTCGCGCGTCAGCTGCAGTTTCGCTTGTTCCAGATGATTTTTGTACAAATGGACGTCGCCGCCGGTGAAAATGAGTTCACCGACATCCAAGTCGCATTGTTGGGCTACCATATGCGTCAACAGCGCGTAGCTCGCGATGTTAAACGGCAACCCTAAAAACGTATCAACGGAGCGCTGCTGCCACATGCATGACAACCGGCCGTTGGCGACATAGAACTGAAAGGCGTAATGACACGGCGGCAGCTTCATCTCGTCCAATTCTGCTACATTCCAAGCGCTCACCAGCAGCCGGCGTGAATGCGGATTTCGTTTGATCTCTTCGACAACCCATGCGATCTGGTCGATGGTTTTCCCGTCTGCTCCCTTCCACGAGCGCCATTGCGCGCCGTAAATCGGGCCGAGATCGCCGTTTTCGTCCGCCCACTCATCCCAAATCGTCACGCCATTCTCCTGCAAATAGCGGACGTTCGTATCGCCTTTTAAAAACCAAAGCAGTTCATAAATGATGGAGCGGATATGCAATTTTTTCGTTGTCACGAGCGGAAATCCATCTTGTAAGTTGAAGCGGAGCTGGCGGCCGAACACCGACAGCGTGCCGACGCCCGTTCGGTCTTCTTTTTCGACGCCGTTTTCTAAGATGTCTTGCAGCAAGTCTAAATATTGTTTCATTAACTCTACTCCTCCGTTGAGATAGCTTTCAACATGTCTTTGATCGCGTTCGCTGCCCGTTCATATGTTTGGGCAATCCCTTTCCACGTCACAAAATCCCCTTCATATCCGCCGGCCATTTTCAGTTGCTCACCCTTCGCGATCCGGCTGTAATATTGCGCGTCTGCGGCTGTCTTGCCTTCTTCTTCGCGCAGTCGTTTATAGGCTTGTCCTTGCACGATCTCAGCCATGCCTTCATGGTATTTCGCTTTCCTTTTGTACCAGCCCGCAATATGCCATGCCGCGCGTTCTAGCTTGGTATAGACATACTCTAGTTTGGCAAGTTCGTAAGGAGCGAGGGACTCCATCCGCCCCTCCAACTCCCGCGCTTGCTTGAGATATGTCTCATGCATCCGCACATAGCGCTGGTACTCTTGTGTGTCTGTGTCGTGCATCGCGTCACCCCTTCAGTGCGATCAGCTTCTCAAGATACCACCGCGCTTTTTTCAAGTCCTCCACGCCGTTTTTGTACTGATAACGGCTAATGTATTTTATGATGTTCCCGGTCAGGTAGCCTTCTAACTGCTCTTTCGTCAACTTTGCCGCAATAAAGTCATAAGTCTCAATGCCGCCCACTGTGTAGTGATTCGGATGGTCGACGTTGTCTAGGTCGTATAGTTGCATTATTTATCCTCCTCTTTTCACTTTTTCATCAACTCCAAAAACTTATCTAAAGGCAACACCACTAGCCACGGTTTCCGATCTGCCTTTAATGCCAGCGCGTCCGGCTTCTCTCTTTCGTCCTCTAACCACTTATAAAGCGTCTGGAAACCATTTTTCCGCGCCTTTACCTCCCACCGAATACCTAACCCCTCAACGTCATTTTCAAAGCCTTCTTGGGCGCCGGAAAGGGGAATTCTGCGCCCTTCAATCAACTTCGCAAACTCCCTTTCCCTGCGCTGCCCTTTTCTGCGTGATTTTCTACCGCTCATACTTTCCCCTCTCGAATATCCTGAATGATGCTGTCATAGATTTTTATTGCTATCTCACATACCTGTCTGTCTTTTTCTGTTTTTGCGTCAGACAATAATTTCACTGTTGTTTGCTTACGGGATTCTAAATACTCAATGAACTTATCGCTCATTCTTCTTCACCGCCTAACAGGTGAGGGTGTTCATAGATGTTGCTGATGACTTCACACCATTCAGGACAAAACTCTATTAAATACTCAACCGTTTCATACTCTCCGCCTTTAGCGCAATACATTCCATCTTCAAAGTAAACAACCCAAAGGAATCCGTCGTTATCTCTAATGACATCCCCTTCATAAATCTCTGTTCCGTTCTTGTCTTTTAATCCGGTGTATTGCATGATAACAACTTCGTCAAATGAATACTCAAACGGATGTCCTTCGCAATCAATGGCGTCACAAGGTACAATCACTTCTACTGTATTTACGTCAAAATGGATAGCTTCTACTTGTAAAAGGTTTTTCCCGTCCCATGCACGATACTTAATTTCTTTCATTTTTCCACCTCACAATAATGATCGAAGCTCCGCGATAAACTTCTGTTTCTGCAACACCACAATTTCGCATATTGCGTAAAGAATATCATCCGGCTTCGTATTGCGCTTCGTTTCCAGCAATCTTTCAATCTCTTGTTCTTGTTTCCGTATGAGTTGCTGTATCTGTTCCTGCATTGTTTCACCTCAATAGCCACGTTCTTGTCTTGCATGATTCTCCGCGTTTTTTTGAAGGTATGCTTCTTCTACCTCTTCCCAAGAAAAGCCGAGCATTTCGCCAAGTCCGATGAAATAATCCCAAATGATGACGTATTCTGTGATGTCGGTCTTCAAGCGTACTGTACAATCGAATAAGTCTATAAACTGATCTATAATTGACTCTCTTTTCCATGGTTCGATTTGTTCCCATTCCAACGTTCCAATGTTTTCATCAAGCCCAATGCTCAAAAGGAAATGCAAGCAGTCCACGTACTCTTTCAACGCTTTTTCATAGTTGTTCTTTTTGTTTGACCAATATTTAAACACTTCCGGCAATTCATTCGCCAACTCCCCAAGTTCCACTTGCAGTGCAAGGATTTTCTTTGCTAATCTATCCTCGCCTTCTTGCCGCGGATGTTCTTTTTCGATGTGTGCGTCAAGCTGGCGTTGCATCTCGAATAGTTTTTGTAGATTCATTGTTTTCCCTCCAACTTGGCTTGTACTTATTCACATAATCCACAATGCGGCTGTAGAGGACGTCCCCGATGCCGGGGATGTCCTTCATGCCTTCTACTAGCTCCGCGATCATCTCCGCCGCCGCCCTCGATGCCTTCTTTTCCGCCTCTTTCATGCCGGCGTTAAATCCACGCCAATAGTCCGGTGTCACAATTTCATCACTTCCTGCACCTTCTTTTTGAATGCTGATATAGTGTCAACATACGAATCACCTATTTTCATGCTCCACACAGAAATTTCATACAGAACTCGCTCATACTCACGGATTTTCTCTTGTTGCTTTTCAACAATAGCAAGTAATCTTTTCATCCCGTTTACAATCTCATTGGCAATATCCACATTTATTTCCGGTTCGTCGTAGTATTGGTCAATCAGGTTTCGATAATGTGCAAACAGCTCTTTTTTATCCATAAGCCCTACCTCCTTTTTGACGGTTATCGAATGTTATATCCGTAACCTTCATTGTCATAAATCGCAAAATGTTCTTTTGGGTTCGGATTTCTCGCGCTTGCCCAACCTCTTTTGGTGAAATAACCCTTTTTATAGGCTTGATGCGACTGGATGCATTTCCGAGCTTCTTCTAGCGAGTCAAACGTCCCTAAACATTCTTGGCAGTACCAAGCAATAAACTTTAGCCTTTTCATTTCACCACCCCAACTAAACCGGTTTTTCTCACCCATACAGCCGCGTTTTTTATGTATGCCGTACTTTCCCTATCCACCGTGATGTCTCGCGGCTGTACGGGGCTGATAGAGGCTTTATTCGTTTGGTAATGCGCTTATATAGAAGTTGCCGTGCTTGTCTGCTTTAAGCGGTTCATCTTGAGCTGGAAAAATATCAATGGGCGATTTGCAGTTATGGCATTCCACCTCGGTTGTCCCCTCCGCCACATAATGCCGAGAATGCAACCCGCAGTTCGGACATACGTAAAACGCTTTGTAGTGCGGCGTTCCCTGCTTAAACTTGATCCCTGTGGCCCAAAAAGTCGGGACGCCTTTTTCTTCCGCTTCCTTCTTTTTCTTCTCATACCAATCCCGAATCTGTTCCGGCAACAAATCGATCAACGATACTTCTTCTTGTCCCAAATCCTTCAATTCGATAGACACTTTTTCTGACGTTCTTTTCACGATCGGTTCAATCCCTCTGCCGCCGATCACTTGGAACGTCTTCGCCACCAAATTTTCGAGAATTTCACGTGTCGCGTCATCAATTCTAATACGCGCACTTTTATCGCCCGCCACAACGTTGATTTGCACTTTCATCATTTTCCCTCCGATCACGAGTATTTCGTCTCTCTTGGTATGGGCACTATTATGAACGTGTCGCTCTTATCAGTGCTAATATCCGTTTCAACTCACCATACTCAAGCTCGTGTATTTCCCTTCCCTCATACTCGTCTATCCCTATTTCCAACAGCCTTCTGATGACAAACTGTTTTTGCAACTGACGCCGATATTCATCAGACATGCAGACCTTCCGTAGTATCGCCAACCCGGCCACCCCCTTTCCGAGCCGCAAGCTCGCGAAACCATTCCTCGTCCCGTGTGTCAAGTGCCTGGTCGATCAGCTCGTCAATATGCCCGTCGGTCAAAAACGGTTCGTTGTCCAAAGCAAAATCCCGCATGAGCATTCTCGCCTCTCTCCGCGCCGGCCGGTCATAGTCGTCGAGTGTCAACACCACCTTGCACTCCGGCGGCCGGATCCACTCGACATAGCCTGTCCACCCGCAATACGGACTTCTGATTGATATGCATCGCACCCAGTCGCCCGGTTGCATGTTTCCTCTCCCCCTTCAGAAAGGAACATAGACTTTATGCCCGCATTTCACACACGTCCCGATCTCAAACCAATTGTCATCATAGCGATAGCGATATTCATGACGGCACTCAAAAGGGCAGGTCATCATCGTTGAACTCGATCGGTTCTCCCCCAAACGGATCGTCATTCCCCCAGTCCGTTTCAGGCGGACGCGATAAGGCCTCTCTCGCCGCTTTTGAGGCGTCTTTTTGTTGCCCTGCACCTTTACCATTCCCCTGTGCTTTTCCTTCGTTATTCGAGCCGCTACGGCCTAAAAACTGTACGCTGTCCGCCACCACCTCCGTGACATAGACGCGCCGTCCGTCTTTTTCATAGCTGCGGGTTTGCAACCGGCCGTCAACCGCGACAAGGCTTCCCTTCGCTGTGTAGTTCGCCACATTTTCAGCTGTTTTCCGCCAGGCGATCACGCTGATGAAATCTACTTCCCGCTCACCCTGCTGGTTCGTGAACGGACGGTTGACTGCAAGTGTAAAGGATGCAACCGCCGTTCCGTTTGGCGTGTAGCGCAATTCAGCGTCTTTCGTGAGTCGCCCGACTAATACAACTCGGTTCATGTCCAGTTCCCCTTTCTACTTGTCTATGAAAATGATGCTGTCAAACTTTCTCGGCTTACTCTCCGTTGTCTCCACAATCACCAATTTCTCTCCGTCCGGCGATGTCTCCACCCGGACGATCACGTACCATTTGCGCACGGCGTTCCTCCTCTCTCATGAATTTTTCAAACGCCTCCTTTGTTGTGTTGGGTATCAGTCCGGCCTGGAACAAGTCGTATTCATCAGCCCAGTACCAAGGCCCGTACCTCACTTCTCTTTCTTTCCGCAGCCAATCAGCAAAATCCCGATCCTGGTGCGCAAGTTGGTGATGGATTTTGCACAGCGGCGCGAGGTTTCGCCACTTTCCCCTTCCGCCTTGTGAGCGGAAACGGACGTGATGCGCTTCTATGTTGTATGTACTGCCGCACACAAGGCAGGCGCTTCCGAACTCCTCCACCATCCGCGTGTACTCTCGCTTGCTCACGCTCCCGCGCACCTTTCGGCTCGGGATGACGCGGCCTTTATATGTCTGCGCTTTCCCTTTCCGCTTCTTCGGTTTCTTCTCCCGCACCCGCGGCTTGAGCTTGTCCTTTCGTGCCTTGACCGGCTTCGCCGCTGGGTGAAACTCGTTAGATAGGTTCACGCGGTCACCTCCCCGCGCTCGTATTCGATATATCTATGTCTTATCTCTTTCACGATCTGCCCGACCCTCGACGAACCTACGCCGATCTCCCGTCCGATTTGCACATGTGTATATCCAGCCATCACCATAAGGAGAACCATTTTATGACGATTCGGGAGAGTATCCAAAAAATCACGCACATAGGCCGAACTGAAATCCTCTTCCGTTGACAAGAAATCCTCGATTGTGGTTTTCTTCTCCCGCTCGTTTTCAAACACCACATCAGACAAAGACGTCATATAGAAGCTGTCTACGTATTTCTTGACCTCCATGACAACATCGACGGTCACGCCCAGTTCTTTTGAAGCCTTTGTCGGGTTGGACAAATCTATCTGTTTGTTTTTGGCTTTTAAATACAGGTTTTTGATTCTTGTTGCGAAGTGAATAGGGCTGCTGTTTTTGACGCAGTTCGTAATTTCACCCCAAATTCTCGGCACAGCATAGGTGCTGAATCTATATCCGTGCGAGTCATCGAATTTTTGATATGCCCTCGCCAGGGCGATGACTCCTACACTGATCGCATCGTCGTATTCAATCCGGATTTCATGAAGGGAACGGAAATATCGCCTAACTACGTAATGGACAAGTCTAATGTGCTTTTCAATCGCCTGTTCCAATGTCAACCATTCGCCGTTGATTAGTTTGGCTTGTCCCATGGGGTCACCTCCTCATGCCCATTCGTTTCTGTTCATACCACGCTAAATATTCATTCATTTTTCGATGAAAACGCGGTTGGAAATAGTAATCCAACCCACTAGCATCATCATCAAGTTTTATCGCCTGTTTCTCTATCGTCAGAAACTCGATCAATAAACACAAACTGTAATGGCCGTCCTTCACCGCTTCGTTGTACAGTTCCCGAACAGTCACGTCTGATACACCACGTCATAAAATGTGTTGGTCTCCTTGATAAACTTCATCATGATTGTGCCTGTATCTCCGTTGCGGTTTTTGGCAATAATGATTTCTGTCATCCCGTTAGGTTCACTGTCCCGATTGTAATAGTCCTCGCGATACAGAAAGGCAATCAAATCGGCAATTTGCTCGATGCTTCCCGACTCTCGAAGGTCTGCCATCGTCGGGCGTTTGTCCGCCCTTTGCTCCACCGCCCGGTTCAGTTGTGCCAGGACAATGATCGGGACGTTTAAATCTTTCGCTGTCTGTTTTAAATCCTGAATGATGGTCGTTAAATCTTTATGAGTGTTGCCCGTATCCTTTATCGGACGGATAAGTGTTAAGAAGTCGATTGCCGCCACATGCCGCTTGTCGGGATGCTTTTTAATATTCCGGCGAATCGCCGCCCGGATGTCAGGAACGGTATATTCATCCCGTATATCGAGATTCACCCTTTCTAAGATGCCAACCGCGGCAGTGTATCGCTTCCATTCGTCGTCCGTAAAGGTTTTGTTTGGGTTTCGCATTTTCATTAAGTTAATCCGCGCCTCCATCGCGATCAGTCGGTCCACGATCTGCTCTTTGGACATTTCGATGGAGAAAAATGTGCTGAATGTGTCATTTCTCTTGGCCGCGCTTAATAAACTGTTAAGGACAAGCGCGGTTTTTCCCATCGACGGGCGGGCGCCGATAATGATAAGGTCTGACGGCTGCCACCCGTCTGTGAATTTATTAAGCCCTTTAAATCCTGTGTCAATGCCGCTTAATCCTGTGGCGGGCGAGCTGTAATGGTAATCCACGCGCCTGGCCAAAAGGTCAGCAAAGGTTTGTTTGTCATCGACTGCCTCCGTCTCGAGCTTGGTCAATTCGTCCATCATTTTTTGCATGTCTAGGATGTCAGCTTTGGTTTTGGTCTCGTCCATAAACCGGGCGGTGATGGTTCTTGCCCGGTCGATCGTGTTGAAATCCAAAAGCCACTTTTGGTACTTGGTAAATTCGTTCGGGTCGGCGATGGTTTGCTGTAAATCATTCAAGTATGAAACGCCCCCAAAATTGATGGAACGATCACGGTACATAATGATGATCGTCGCCATGTCGGGCTTCTCACCGCGGTCGCGGGTTTCGAGCATAATCTCAAACAGCGAATAGTGCCGTGGATCAACGAAGTGCTCCGGCCGCAGGCGTGTTTCTTCGATAAGAGTCGGGTCTTTAAGGATGCTGGCCAAGACCAATTGCTCAACTTGTGCTTGTGCGTCCCAAGTGTTCATAAGCCACCTCAAAACAAGAACTTGTCAGGCGTCAGTAGCTTATAAGGAGATGGTTCGACAACATGCACCTTACCTTTTCTTGTTCTCCGCCGTTCGTCTTCAGCTTTGGCTTCCTCAACTGTTTTAATGTTTTGGTCATGCCAACCCTTTAAGATGCTCTCTATATAGCTCCATCTCCTGGCGTTTTGTGTCACAGCTCGTTTTATCGCCTCTTTGACCAGGTCTGGCGATAAGGTTTTGCACCAATCTTCTATGCAGTCGGACACATAAGGTGGCATCACACCGATGTTCTCTTGGTAAAACCGACTCACTTCTTTCAGGTCGTCATCGTCGTCCGGATAATGATATTTTTCTTTTTCTTTTTCTTTTTCTTTTTCTTCCCCATAGTCTATGGATACCGTATCGATACCGTATGGATATGTTATAGATAGGGTATCTATTTCATATCCACACCGTTTGCACATCGCTAAAAACTCCGCGATAAACTCTTTGGTCTTCACTTTTTCCAGTTCTTTTTTGACGCAAGACTTTACTTTCGGGCTTTTGATCGCATTGTACTTAATCCAATTCACAAGGAAGATCTCTTTTGTTTCCTCGTTGTATTTGATTTTTCCGTAGTCCACAAAGCGCTTCAGCAGCTTATCGACTGTTTCGCGGTTATATCCTGTATCCATTTCGATGATTTTTTTGGGCAACTCATAAATGCCGCATTGTGATGTTTTGCTATTTGTCATTAGGTAAAGGTAAAAGTATTTCTCCTCTGGTGTAAGTTCGATCACAAAACTATCCTGCCAAAAGTCAACGTGTATTTGTCTGAACTTGGCCATTGGTGAACTCCTCCTCGTCCTCTTGGTAAACAAATTGCAGCTCTGTGAATTCCAAATCCGGGAGTGAAATCGTCACCTCATCGTTGTACTTTCCGTCATTGTTCAACTTCGGCTTGTATTTTGAGATGTAGTACATCTCGTAAACGGATGTATCGCTTTTTGTTTTGGTTAATGCGTATGAATAGTAAACGGCATTTCGTTCTTTGGCCGATGAAATAATCCGTCCCCACAAGTCGTGAACGCTTTTTCCGATATAAATGAGTTGTTTGTCATGATCGTACAAAAAGTAAACCCCGTGTTTTTTCTCGATCTCTTTTTGTTTTTCGAGGAATTTTTTGGCCAAGTGTTTGTATCGCTTGTCAGCAGAACTCCAAAACTTTTCCCTTATGATAATGGGCTTATAGTACTCGTCATATAAATCGCGATATTCGTTTCGATCAGGAGTCTCTTCCTTAACGATTTGTTGGTAACGCCTGAAAACCTCAACAAAGCTCTCTAAATTGTCACGAAGGGAATCCACGTCGTACGATTGAAAAAGTTTATAAGTGAAAATTCTCGTCAACTCTCTTAACTCTAACTGGCGAATCAAATCTTCGTATTTCTCTTGGAAAAAGAACACTTTTTCGCATATGCCCTTCAGTCCAACCTGATCTTCGTAGTCCAGTTTAATTCCGTTTTTGAAAAGGATTTTTCGGCACACAAAGAATAAGTGGTTTGGGTTCTCGTATTTAAACTCATGAGGTCTCATTGTTGTCCAACCTCCTTTAAGCAAATTGCTTTCCCTTTCTCAATCCTCACCACCCGGAAACCGGGATGGGACGCCCGGACGTATCCCGTCACGTAGCCGATGTATTCTTGTTTCGTCCGGGCCATCCACTTGTAACAATGAGGAATCGCCACCTCGTATTCCAATCCTGGCCGGTATGCCTTTTCAACAGGCTTTTTTCTCCCGCTCATTTGACCGCCTCTTGCAACCAAAGAATGACGATTATCACAATCCACGTAATAAACATGCCCTTCATGTCGTTTTCTACTGCTCGCCTCGCCTTGTTCCGTTCGACACGGGACAGGAGTTGTTCAAATTCATTTATTTTCATTGTCATCCCTCATATCAATCGGCATGTTTTCATCGCTCACTTCGATCGGCACGTTTTGTTCCGATTCTTCTTGTACTTGTTTTTGCTGTGCTTGTTGTCTTACCGCCTCAAACATCAGCTCGATGCCTTTTTTGATAACTGGATCTGTTCTATCCTGTTTAAGCAGCCATTCGAGATAATCCGGCTGTGCTTTGTAAATTTCCTTCAACGTTTTCCCTTTGTATTTTCCGAACGTTAATTTGATTTGTGCCGCGTCCTGTGCTGTCATTGTTTCGACTTGTTCCGTCTGAATGTATTCCTGCATGTCTTCGATGTCTTGCGTGAAGATTTCGGAAAGGCTAGCGAGCGTCAATGTTGCGTCAATTTGAGCGCGTTTTTTGGCCATCTTCAGACAAGTGTTGGCCAGTGTGTATGGGTCTTGATTGATGTACTTCTTCTCCTTTGTGTTGCAATGTCCAACGCCTTCGGTGATTTTCATGCTGTTTTTGTATACGATACAACGAACCGTGAAGGCAAAGAAGCCTTTTTCGTAGTCCTGGACGCGTTCAATGACTTCGTATTCACTAGTAACTCCGAGCAACATTTGAATTTTTTCTGCGCCAGGCTTTAATAGCGTTGGCTTTTGGGTGCCGGGGATCACACCGTAGTCATGACCTGCTTTCAACGTGTTTTGAACGACGGCTTGGAACTGATTGATTTTCGCAAGCGTTGATTGAACAGCACCAATATCGACACTTTCGATGATCGACAGAGAATTGGTTTGTTGTTTTGCGACTAGCTCACTCATCTTATCCGAACCCCTTTCGTTTGTTTAAGAACTACTCCAGGCACCTCTTCACCATTTTTCAACCGTTCGAGAATGGATTTTTTATCGATCTTGGCCGGTTGCGGAATCAAGAAGTCCGATGGAATAGCTGTTTCATCTACAACCTCGACACTTGGAGGATTATTCTGGATTGAAACGGTGATCGTTGGACGCTTCACCTTCTGTAATCCAGCGATTTCGAGCTGTTCTTGAAGATACGTTTTGAGCTTGTCCACTTTTGTTTCAATTGTGCGGCGACGTTCCGCAAGCCGCTGTTCCTCTTCTTTGATGATCTTTGCATCAGCTTCGAGGTTTTTAATGAATTTCGCGATATTTTCCGCCTTGTCCTCAATGGCATCTTGCAATGATTCCAACGTATCCACCAATGCGTCAGAATCGAATTCCTCCGCCATTTCCAACAGCTTGGCGTAATTTTCGGTCAGTTCGTAGAGCTTCAAGTTCCCTTCCCCTTTCGAACGTGGTATACTAGGAATAAATCGAGTTTGTTGTTTTGCCCTGCGGCCCAGCGGGGCATTTTCATTTCCATACGGTTTTCCTCTCGCCACTTTCCAAGCAAAAGGCCATTGCGCAGTACCGGTCATAGTGAATCATCAACCCGTCCGGGAACTCGACGATGGTTTCCCCCTCAACGATCTCGCCGTAGCACCCCGCGCATTCCCCGACGACGCGCGGTTCTTCAAACTTGACGTTGACGGTCATGCCGTTTTCGATCATGCTCTCACCTCCTTTCCTAACGCCCTACCGTCGGCGCAGGAGGACAGGACAACTTGGCCAATAGGATAACTCCCGCGCCCACCGACAGGCGCTAGGCCTGTCCTTGTGTAGGTAGATGGAAATGTGTTATATTGTGATTGGGCTGGTTTTTCTGTGTTGCAACGCCGCTTTGAGGCATTTGCGGCGGATTGCAACTTTTTGTTTTTCCCGTTTCAGCACAGACACTTCATTCCAATTCCGACGCCGGCTATGAATCTCAATTTCTTGCGCCAAGCGGGCTTCCCAGCGCAAGAGATTCATATATTCATCCCAAGACGGTTTCGAATAGTTCGGTGTGTATGTCATCACTCATTCCCCTTTCTCATAACGATCGCAATATCGATTCCTTTTTCCTTCATCATCTCAACGACCTGGAGCAGTTTGTCGTGCTCCTCTTTTCGTTTGATAAGATCGTCCAACTCACGACGACAACGGCGGTATTCTTCAATCCAGCGATCGGCTTCCGCTAGACAGCCGTTCCGTAGTTCGAGATAGGCGCGAGATAGGTAGAATTTGCAGTGTTCCAGCAGTTCGCTGCCGTGTTCCATGTCGCCTGGGAGGACGTTCATGATTTCGTCTCCCCTTTCACGTATTCCATAATGTCCTCGATCATCGCTAATGCCGTTTCATCCGTGACGGTATCGGCTAGATATTTCAACTCCTCGATGATCGCTAGCTTTTTCTGTTCTGCACCGTATTCCCGGAGCACCAAGCCTTTGTCGGTAGCGAACATCTCAATTGGCGTCCCAGTGTCCCAACCATGTACACGACGAACTTCCATCGGAATGGTGATGCGGCCTAAATGGTCGATTCTGCGTACGATTCCTAGTGGCTTCATCCTGCAATACCCCCCATTTCTGCCTGAATGATCTCTTTGACTCGGCGTTGCCATTTCAACTGATACACCATTTTCCCGCTTTCCAACTGAATCGGCTCGGAACTGCTGTATTTTTTGCCTTCGGCTGTTGGCACCCACTCCCCGCCAACTCTCCACTGCAAACCAGCCCGTTGCAACAGCTTGTTGACCTCTTTCCCGGAGATAGCCGGTTCAAACATCTTGCCGATCTGCGTTGGTGTGACCAGCTGCATTTCGAATTCTTCCGTTAGCCGTTTTTCAATTTTGTTTTCGAGCTGCTCGATGCGGCTGTTTTGACGTGCATTGTCTTCTTCCAAAGCTTTGAGCTTTCGTTCCGTCTCCACCATTTGTTGCGCGTACATAAGAAGCATTTCTGCGGTGGTTTTGGGTTGGTGGCGTTTTTGCAATTCCTCTTTCATCCGTTTGAATTCCTCAATGAACCGAACCTTCATTTTCATTGCTTCTGGCGTTGTATACGACATCGCTACTAGCGTGAATGCTTCTTCGGTGAGTAGGTATCGTTTGAGTTTTCTTCCTGTAACATCGGTATAATTACTAAGCCCAAAGTTGGACCCAGCGAATTCATATTCATTAGCTTCATGCAATTTATCAATTTGGTTTTCAATATCACGCAAAACGTGTTTATGTTGCTTGTTAAACACTTCAGCTACTGTTAAGCTATCAGTTAAAACACGGTCATTATCAACGAACACCAATTGTTTACTCATCTTTTTCTCCTCCCGCTTGTCCACTTTTCTTCCAAAAGAAGCCCTAGAGGGCAGCTGGATCATATTCGCGATCAATGCGCTCGTGTAGTTCACGCTTGAACCGCATCACTTCCTCGTGCATGCTACGGTCGCGGTTTTTCATCACTTCCGCGACCGTGCGTGTATAGAACGCGATCGCCTCCTCAAGCTTGGCGAAGTCATACGCGCTTGGCAGATTTTTCATGATCGTTCACCTCCCTTTTCTTGCTCCTGTTTTCCTTGACCATCCTGGCATAGATTTCGCAGAAACGATCTAATGCCTCTGCGGACGGTTCTTTTCGATCACCGACACAACGGACAACAACTTGTTGTTTTTGTTTTTTCACGCTGACCATCTCCTTTGTAGGAGATGTATGCAAAGAAACGCTGTGTACAGCCTTGCGAGTCACCGACAAATTATACACACCACCTTATGCGGTTTTTCCTTTAGACCCGTCCGACGCAAACAGATACTCTAAATCAAGGTCTGGAAAGAATTCTTTCTTGATCTTCAGCGCCTCGTCGTAATAAAACCGGAACTTCCCGTTTATCTTGTCGCTTGCTGTTGAGCGCCGGACATTCAGCAACTCGGCGATATCCTTCACCATTACTCCTCTCCGAGCCATTTCAGCCTTAAGGTTTTTATACAATGTTTTTCCACCTCCTGTTTATCGATTGAACGCAATTTCGTTCGATCTAACTTAAATATAAACGCATTTTCGTTCAAAGTCAATAGATTTTTCATAAAAAATGAACAAAATTTCGTTTCGTCCACTTCACATGAACGAAATTTCGTGCTAGATTATAAGTGTGCGATTTTTCGTACATACTTAATTAAAGGAGGTGATAGAAGTGACAAAGGAAGAGATTGTTGAACATCTAATGAAGAAAGCTGGATACAGCAGCCGGAGACAATTTGCAGAAGCCATCGGTATTCCACCTACCACTCTCAATTCCATGCTGACAAGAGGATTGGGAAAAGCCTCCATCGATAATGTCCTAAAAGTGTGCAAGGGGCTGGGGATTACGGTGGAAGAGCTTGAGATGATGGAGGCAAACGGATGGTCAGAGCCAAGACGCGATCAAAACAAACCACATTCTATTAAACTAGAACTTCCTTTATACGGAAGTATTGCAGCTGGCGCGCTTTCGACTGTTGATCCAATTACTAAAGACAATGTGGAGTATATAGCTTTACCAAAGCACATGTTAGGGAAATATGCAGACAGCAAAGATTTATTCGCCCTAAGGGTGAATGGCGAGAGCATGAATAAGGTTATACCGAACGGTTCTTATGTAGCTTGCAAACCGATCGATACGATCGACGAGTTAAAGGAAGACGATATAGTGATATTTAGTCATGACAATGAGTATTCCATGAAACGATTCAGGAAAGATGAAGAAAATCGACTGTTGATCTTTAGCCCTGAATCAACCTTCAAAAAGTATCATGATATTGTTGTTCCATATGACACAGTTAATGATCTTAAAATCTATGCTAAAGTCATATGGTATGCCGTGTTATTAGATTGAGTCTTTAGCGCTAAAGATTTAATCAGGGCGGGCGACGGCTCGCCCAATTTTTTCTAAGGGGGGTTGACTAATGAGAGTGGCCATTTACGTGAGAGTTAGCACAGACGAACAAGCAAAAGAAGGTTTTTCTATCCCGGCTCAGCGCGAACGGTTACGGGCATTTTGTGAAAGTCAAGGTTGGGAGATTGTGCAAGAGTATATCGAAGAGGGTTGGTCTGCAAAGGATTTAAATCGCCCACAAATGCAACGGTTGCTTAAAGACATAAAGAAGGGAAATATCGATATTGTACTAGTTTATCGGTTAGACCGATTAACAAGGTCTGTGTTGGACTTGTATTTATTGCTTCAGACGTTCGAAAAATACAATGTGGCGTTTCGTTCGGCGACAGAGGTATATGACACTTCTACGGCGATGGGAAGGCTGTTCATCACGCTTGTCGCCGCGCTTGCGCAATGGGAAAGGGAAAACCTTGCGGAACGCGTGAAATTTGGCATCGAACAAATGATTGACGAGGGAAAAAAGCCTGGAGGGCATTCCCCGTACGGATATAAATTCGATAAAGATTTTAATTGTACGATTATCGAGGATGAAGCGAATACTGTCCGGATGATTTACCGTATGTATTGCGATGGGTACGGATACAGAAGCATCGCAGACCGGTTGAATGAGTTGGGAGTGAAGCCGAGAATCGCAAAAGAGTGGAATCACAACTCCGTGCGTGACATTCTAACCAATGACATCTATATCGGCACATATAGATGGGGGAATAAAGTTGTCTTGAACAATCATCCACCGATCATCAGCGAGTCGCTATTCCGAAAGGCACAGAAAGAAAGGGAGAAGAGGGGGGTTGACCGAACAAGGGTAGGAAAGTTTTTGCTCACCGGTCTTTTGTACTGCGGAAATTGTGATGGGCATAAAATGCAAGGGTCTTTTGATAAACGCGAACAAAAGACATACTATCGCTGTCTCAAATGCAACAGAATTACCAATGAGAAAAACATTTTAGAACCCTTGCTCGATGAAATTCAGTTGCTTATCACTTCGAAAGAGTATTTCATGTCTAAGTTCACAGATCAATACGATCATCAGGAGATGATCGACGTATCGGCTTTAACCAAAGAGCTTGAAAAAATAAAAAGACAGAAGGAAAAATGGTATGACTTGTATATCGACGAAAACAACCCCATCCCAAAAGAGGAACTGTTTGCAAAAATCAATGAATTAAACAAGAAAGAAGAAGAAATTTATAGCAAGTTGAGCGAGGTTGAGCTGGAGGATAAAGAGCCCGTTGAGGAGAAATATAACCGATTAAGCAAGATGCTGGATTTTAAAAAGCAATTTGAACAAGCGAATTTTTTCACTAAAAAAGAACTCCTCCTGAGCATCTTCGAAAGGGTTGTAATATACAGAGAAAAAGGGAAGTTCAAGAAGATTACACTGGACTATACTTTAAAATGACCCCAACCTGTGCAAGAGTTAACTTCGCGCATGCAAACTTAACTTTTATACAGGTTAGGGACGATGTATTATTTCCAACGATAATAATCTAAACAAATTAAAACATCAAGGCGGATCACTCCGCCTTCTTTTCTTCTTTTCTACGCTTCCCACATTTCTTCGAGTGCCTCCTCAACAAACAGATATGGATAAAAAAAGAGCCTACTCAAAGCGAGTAGGCTCATTCTTTCAATAATGCTGGATGCACAAAATATTGTGGAGCAATGTTTTCGAAGTTCTTGTAATAAAAGTTCTTCCAGTTGATTTTATCAGCTGTCGCACGATCCAGCCCAACTTTTAAAACAGTATCAACTGATTCATTCCCGTACTGATCGACAAGCGTAAGGTTCCACATTAAAACAGCTTCGCTGATCTCTTTGTGTTTAAACATTTCTTGAAACAAATCTTTGCTATCCATTAGGATCCCATCTCTTGTCATATTAGTCGTTAAATTTTCATCAGCATACAACTTCGCGATAATGATTTTATCTGTCTTATCAGGTGTTCCTAAATTGTCATTGACTTGCAGTTCAATGACACGCTTTTCTCCCATATTTGATTTTTTACCAACTTTGTCATAGATGATTTCTTTTACAACCTCATCGATTGTTTCTTCTTGCTTTTTAGGTTCATCCTTTTTAGCAGGATCCTCTTTCTTTACCTCCTCTTCTTTCGGTTCTTCTTTTTTCTCTTTCGGTTGAACTACAGCAGGCTTAGCTTCTTGTTTATTAGTTGTTTTTTCAGGTTTTTGTTCTTCTGTCTGCTGCTCTTGCTTTGATTCTTTTGCCGTTTCCTTTGGTGGTTCTGTCGTGGCGCCAAATATAATCATCGCAACAATCATCACAACAAAGGAGATGAGAGAACGTTTAAATTGATGTTTCGCCCCTTCTCGGCCTTTTGTTTTCCATACTACGCCACGAATAAGAAAAAACAAAAGCGCTAACAACGAGGCTAATGCAATAAGAAGTGCAATGTTGTCCATGTTATCCCCCTTCTCATTTCTATTACACGCCTATCATACCACATTTTTCTTGAAGTGGTTTCAAGAAAATAAAAAAAGCCCTGCCAAAAAGGCAGGGTCAGTCGGTGATATAGACAGGGTATCCTTTTCTCTTTAGTTCTTCGGCCAGCCGCTCGGCGTTCTCCCGATCAGCGAACGCCCCGACTTGCACGCGGTACAGTTTTTTGTCAGACGGTTTTTGTTGCGGTTTTGCTTCCGGCTGTGCTTTCTGTTTTTCTTTCAAACCTAAAAATTTCGCCACCCCACGCGCGTGAGCTTCGCCCACCGCTTTGAGGAATGCTTCGTTTTTCAAATGCTTCGCATCGTTCGAGTCGATGAATAAGTTTTCGGTCAAAACGGCTGGCATTTTTGTTTCGCGCAACACCGCATAGTTAGCCCGTTTTTTACCTCGGTCTGTGATATTTCCGAACTGACGCATTGCGGACAAAATTTCACCATGCAGCACGTTTTGCAATGCGATTGACTGTGGCGATGCGTTAGGATGGACATAAATTTCAAACCCTGTGCCCTTTCCAGCGTTAATGTGAACACTAACAAATACATCCGCGCCCCACTTGTTCGCCATGTCTGCGCGTTGGTCAAGAGTAAGGGATTGATCGCCTTCGCGGCTAACCCGTTGTGTAAACCCTTCGTAATGAGCCGCTAAATAATCGGTCGCATACTCCACGATTTTATGCGTTAGGTTCTTTTCTTGCAACCCATTCGCGACTGCCCCTGGATCACTGCCACCATGTCCTTTGTCCCAAAAGATTTTTTTCATTTTTGTTGCTCTCCTTTCTCTAAAGCGTATTTGATTGTTGCCACCGAACCAACGCCATACAGCGCATATTGAAGCCCTTTGACTAACACTTCAAAAGAAAAAGCGCTGCTTTCGAATATGGAGAAAGCAACGCCTAGAAACACTGCAACAATTGGAATAAAACGATTAGGAATGTTTGTTGCCTCGCGAATTGCATAAAGCAAGACCGCCAACGCCACATATGCCGTAAATTCAATAGATAAGATTGCTTCCATCATTGAACGCCTCCTTGAATAATTATAGACAGCACCGCTCCCACGATGCCGCCGATGATCAACCGTAAAATCCATGTTGTGTTGTTTTTGATCGTCCCGATGTCTTCGCGCATGTCCTTGATATTGCTTTCCGCTACCGCGAGACGCGTTTTGACATCGACCATGTCACTGCGGAGCATATCCACGTCGGTTTCCAATTTCGCAACACGCTGTTCCATCGAATCACACCTTTCAATAATATTACAATGTCATTTCATCTTCCCCAAGCATTTGGAGTAGTTCATCAATTTCCTTTTCTTGATTTTCTAATTGGGACATTTGATTTTTTAGCTGCTCGAACTGCTGTAACAAAGCTTGCTTTTGATACTGAATATTTTGTTTCGCTTGAAGAAGGTCTTGTCTGGTGAGGTGTTCCTCGATTGTTTTGGTGACTACTACTTTGTTTCCTTCTTTTTTTGAGTTTTTGTTCAATACGTTCACTTCTGGCATAGTTCATGCACTCCTTTTCATTGATTGGATTTCACTGTACAGTTCCTGTACCGCTTTCCAAAGAACACTTGCCATACCATAAATATCAATCCCACCTGTAAGTAGCATAATTTCCTCAGGTGCTTCCTCATACATTAATCCGACACGCTTTGGTTCTGTGTCAAAATCACTTTTGTAACGATATGAGTAAACAGGCGTTTCGGAAATGAGATCTAAAGCACTTTTATTGAATAGTTCTATATCTTTTTTCAATTCTCTTTTCGAGACGTTTGAATAAGCCAATCCCTCAAACGTACCGTAAGCAGTATCCCAATAGTTTCTCGCTTGAATTGTTGCAGAACCGTATAAAAACTTAAGGGAAGCGCCACCTCTAGGGATCCGATATGTGTCAACCCATTCAATATAGTTAGGATGGGTATGCCAAGCATATGCGAAATTGTTTGATACCCAGTTTTGTGTCGCTACATCTGACCCTCCAAGTTTGAGCGAATAATTAGCATTAATATAATTTGCATTTAAATCTCCACTTACTGTTACACGCATATCGCTTAAGTTTGTAGCTAGTAATGGTGTTCCAGCAGCATTCTCAACACTAAGGTTGTTGTTTTGAATACGAGTAAAAGCATTAATGTTTACTGGGTATCCTGGCCCTGTTTGAAGGGAGAGAGAACCAGTCGATTCAATACGGAAACCACTCGCTTGGTTCGATTTAATGTAATGTGCCCCATTATCGCCTGTCCACATTTCTAAAAATGTACTTTGCGAAACTCCGTTTTTTCCTAGGTAAAACCGAGAGCCCAACAAGCTATCTGCACTCACCCATCTCGCTGTTATGCCGAGTGCATTGACGTAATCCGCTGTGACTGTGCCGTTGATGATCGACACGACCCCGAAATAATCCTGCTTCGAATCCAGCGTCGTTCTAACATCCGATGCAAGTGACGAAATCGTGACTGCGCCCATCAGATTGATTTTGGATGCTGAAATACTTATTGTTTCCGGCGATAAATTGATTGCGCTAATTACTTCATTTTTGCTAACTTTCAATTCAATTTGACCAGCTTGCAATTCGATTTGTGCCTCTGTTTTATCGAGACGTTCATCAATTTGTGTCACTTCTAAGGAAATGCGATCGTTCGTTTGTTTAATTTCAGACCGTGCCAGGCTAACTTGTTTCTCGGTTTCCTTTACATTGTCATTAATCTTCTCAATGACGTCGACAACAGTTTTTCGGAAGTTAGCAAGTACGACTGTTGAACTTTTCGGTGACTCTGGATATTCGGTGTATTCAACAACACGCGCCGTGATGTCGATGCCTAACGGCTCGTAAATGACGTAAACAGTGTCACCAAGCCCGACTTCTTCAAACGGATAACCAGCATTTTTTAGCTCGACAAACTCGATTTCGAAGCTAATGTTCGGCTCGTCTTTGATTTCCTTTTTAATACGCTCGAGCAACGTTGCTTGGTCTGTTATTTCCTCGTCTTTAAACGGATCGGCATGGCGTTCGCCGTAAATATCGGCCATAGGCGAACGGTATTCCACAACAAGCCCATTTGCCCCATATCCGCGAATAAACGTGGTCAAGTCACTTGTATCAACTTCACGGCTAATCGTTTTCAAATTGTGCTTGAAACGGAATTGAAAGTCGGCATTGCGCCCGATTTGTTTGCGGAAAATTAAGTGCCGCCCTTGTTGCTCGACTTCCGCACCGAACAACTGACAAATTTCTTGAACGAGCGCCAGGCGGTTTTTCTCGCCGAAGTTAAACACCGTTATCGGCTCGAATGTGTCGGCGATTTCGTATGTGAAGTCGGTACCGGTAAGCACGAAGGAAACGAGGCTGTCAATCGTTTGGTTGCCGCCAATTACTCCATATTCATAGTCGTCAATTAGATCGGAAAATACATGCGACGCTTGCACCTCTTTGGCGGCCGCGTTTCCGATTGACTTTTCGTTAATCCTTTTGATTCTGTATTCTTGACCGTTGTATTCAATGATGGATTCTTCTGAGACTAAATCGTAAGAATGAGCATTTCGGTCTGTCTTGAGTAAAAGAAAAGACAGCGAGTATTCGCCGTTTAATCGTCGTCTGATCGCTAAGTCTTTATAGTCTGTCAACGCTTCCGTCTGCCCTTGCAGGCTTGTTACGACAAGCATGTGTTCACCTCCTTTGAAGGAATAAGAAAAGGATAGAGGATGTAAAATAGCCCCCTATCCTTTGGATAAAAGCGTCATTTTATTAAAATCTGAAACTAACCCTTGTTTGTGTAAAACACCCCCATTTTAAAGTAAAAAGATTTTTTTGTAGAAAACTGCTAATTAACATGATATGTTAATATATGGAGATGTTTGGTTAGGAGGGTGTATTTTGTATTTACAGCACTCATTTCAAAAGGTATTTTTCTGTCTTCTCTGCGTTGCAGTCGCCTTGATAATTGGTATTCTAACTGCTTATAATCCTATAGCATCTGTACTTTTTTTACTCTTACTTATAGGCGTATGTTTATTTGTTTATTTCTTTAACAATACTCATAAATTACTGTCTATTTGGCTGCCAATTATGCCGATTACAAGTGTTTTATCAGTGAGTGTTGCTGAAAAAAAGGTATCTCTTATTGACACCGCTACTTTATTTGTGGGATTTGTACTTTTGATTAGATCCAGCATAACACGAAAAAGTCATGAGAATACCTTGACTAAGAATAGTGTATCGGTACTTGTTTCGTTATTTTTTATATTCTTAATTAGTTTCAGTTTATCTTTATATGGTTTTTACACATATAAAGATGTAGTAGTTACTCCTGTTTGGTTAGATAATCTAAACTCAATCCTTAAAAACTCACTGGTTACAAACGTTCGCTTGTTTATACCATTTCTAACTATTTTTATTATGGTACGTTTAGTTAAAACTCAAGAGGTATTACATAAGGGATTAAAGTTATTTTTCCTTTCTATCGTTTTTTCAACTCTTTACGGTTATTACGAATTAATTATTAAATCCCTAGGTTTAGGATTTAACATGCTTTTACCAGGTCATTCCCAGAGCATATTATATTTCGATGATAAAACTAGATTATCAGGAATGTTTGGTGAACCTTCCTACTATGCAGGTTATATCGTAATGTCAGCGTTCTTTTGTTTATTTTTAAAAGATTTAAAAGTCTTCCCAAGACTTATAACTTATGTTGTATTGTTGTCACAGTTTGTTTTGCTGTTTTTCACATATTCCACAATAGGATGGTTAAGCTTATTAACCGGGATCGTTGTATATTTCGTGAAGAAAGGAAAACTTAAGCATATATTCACTTTATTAGTAGTATCTTTTATTTTGTTTGGTGTTTTGTCACTTAACCCTACATTCCGAACTGTTTTATATAAACCATTTGACAGTGATAACGGTTCTAGATCAGATCGGATGATTACGGCTATAACAGCTTTAAATATTTTTAAAGATAACCCTATTTTAGGAGTTGGTAACGGAAATTACGGTCTTGTTTATGACAAATATAGACCGATAGGTTCAGAAGAAAAAGAATTCCAACCTATTGCTAATAACGTCTATTTAGACATTTTAAGTGCCTATGGTATCGTTGGAACGTTTTTATTCTTATGGATTGCTAAAAGTCTATGGTCATGCCTACGTCAAATTAAACGCCATGACACGCATAAAGTGTATTATCCATTTTTTATTGCGACGACGTGTTCAATTTTAGTTCTGTTTAACGCTTACCCAACATACAACTTTGCATTCCATTGGTTCTTTTATGGAATGATACTCGTTACTCCAAAGATATTAAAAGAAGCCTCCTTATACAGGTAGGCTTCTTTTGTTTTATAAAATAGTTTAGCAGTATTATTCGATTAAGTTAAAGTTACAATTTTTACCGTTCCTGTGTTGTCTTTGAATTTCAGTTTATTATCTGCGCTGTCTACAAATAACGAATTATTAAGGGTACTGGACGCGGTTACCGGCGTGAACGTAATCGGTACTTTAGGTTTAATACCGTCTAATGTAACGTTCAAAAGTGTGGTGAGCGTGACGTTTGAGTTATCTGTTCCGGAAGCATTAGCGCCGACAAATGCCACACCATCTACTGTGTTATCTGCGATTTGGATACCAAAACTTGCGTTTGTTCCTTTAGGTTGGATGAAGTTTGCTCCCGATCTATATACGTTTTGGAAAAGCGCCAGTCTTCCGCCTTGATCTAAAATATACGAGCGATTCCAGCCCAATTTTCTGTTTTCCCCAATAAAGTCAGAACAGAAGAAATTTTCGTTTGTAGGGTTATTGAACGGTGCTAATCCACTTCCGAAATATTGACCGGAGCAACCGTCAATAACATTCAACATACTTGTACCGGTTAAGTTTACAAAATATCCGGTACAGTTATAAAAATCACAACCGATGATTTTGTTTCTGTCACCTTTTACTTTAATAAAATCGTTGTTACATTGATAAAAATAGCAATTCATAACATAGGTCACATCGCCGTCTAAATACATATGAGGTGTATTAGGGTTATTGCCCGGCAAAGCAGAAGGGTCTTTCCCGTGAAATTTACACCCTATAAATTGATTGTTCCCGTTTCTCCGTCTATTTCCTGTACTGTCAAAATAAACATGGCTGCCATTGTTCGCCTCAAAATGACAAGCAATGAAAAGAAGTCTGTTGCTGTTATCTGACGTTCCGTTATAAATATAGACACCGTGTTTATTTCTTGCTAAATCACCATTATCGGTGTTATACAAGCCAATGATATTTGTATCCCAAACTTCCTCTATATAAAGTCCGTGATTGGCGCAGTAACGAACTCCAAAATCTAAAAATCTTCCTAACGATATTTTCTTTAAACTTACTCCTATACAGTCATTATTTTGCCCATCAATACACATTTTTTCTATTCCAACAAAACATAATCTTTGTGCTGTATCAGACGGAACGAATTCAAACACTGGATTACCGTTTGTAATAGTTGATTTTATACAAGTCGCACTCATTCCTGCGCCGACTAAACGAATATTACTTTTATTAATCGTAATTTTCGATGTTACTTTATATGTTCCTGTCGGAAAATAAACGATTCCCCCTTGTCCGCTAGCATTATTTAATGAAGATACTATACTGTTAATCGCATTTTGGATAGCAACGGTATCATCCGTTACTCCATCACCTTTAGTACCAAATTCTTTCACATTAACAGCAATAGTCTTTAAAATTCCAATTTTATTTTGAACATCCGCAATAGCTAAATCGTTGTGTTTCTGTGTCAAATTCCATTGACCATTTTCATAACGATATACACTTCCGCTATTTTCCCCATCATCTGTTACCATTACCGTATCGCCATGTTGCGGATTCGGGTAGGTTGTCGCAATATCCGCAAACGTCGCAACCGGGTTCAACCAGCGTGTTTTGTTTTCATCTCCGACTTGTTTTGCATAGTCGCCTTGCGCTTTAGCATAATCACCCTGTATTTGAGCATATGCGGCTTGTGTATTCGCATTATCTGCCGCATTATTGGCATTGGTTGCCGCGTCATTTGCTGATTGTGCCGCGTTTTGTGCGTTCGTTGCTTGTGTATTGGCGTTGTCCGCGGCTGTATTTGCATTAGTAGCTGCATCGTTGGCATTGTCTGCCGCTGTATTTGCGTTGTCGGCTGCATTACTTGCGGTGGCCGCCGCATTATCAGCATTAGCAGCCGCGCTATTTGCATTGTTTGCAGCATCATTCGCATTAGTTGCCGCTAAATTAGCCGCATCTCCTTGTGCCTTCGCGTAATCCCCTTGTGTTTTGGCATAATCCCCTTGTTGCGCCGCATAATCGCCTTTTTCTTCCGCATAGTCCCCCATCTGTTGAGCGTAAATCGCTTGTGTCTCCGCTTCATGTGCGGCTTCTAACGCTTGTTGTGCCGCTTCTCCGCCGATTTGTCGAATGTCATGTTCAATGTCATCAAAATTCGCGTTTAAATCGTTGCGGAATTGACGGTCGAACGTAACACCTAAATCACGATATGGATATTTCATAGATGACATGCTGTATCACCGTCCTCCTATAAGTAGTAAAAACGGAAGTCGAACGAGATGGTAAAAGCCCCCGTCGCTCCCGTTATGACGAAATCATTCCAGCCCGGCGCAATTGTAATCAGCTTGCGATTGGTGCTTCCGAAAATGCTTGACCCGTTTTTGAGCGACCGCACACCGTATAGTGTGATTGTGTCGCTGTCAACTGTCGTTCCCGTGTATTGCCATGTATCCCCTGTCGTCTGATTCGTGATGGTAAGATTCGTTGACGCTCCGGTGAACGTAATTTTTAACGGTAACACACGCGGGTCAATGTCAATATCTCCGGCGTTGTAGATACGAAAACTAGCCGTATTGTGAACGTATTTCAGATCATCCGATTCAATTAATCCCTGCCCGATTTGCCACAATTCCGCATCAAACGCGAACGGGTCAAGGGTGGTTCCGACTGATTCCGCATATGGAGAAGGCGAAGAAAACTCTATTTCAAACGTTCCGCCCCTTGGCGAAAATCGTTCGAGATCGAACCCATTTGATCGAACTAACCAACGCCGCTTCTGGTTCGGCTCGTGAAAGTAGAACAACTCCTTAGTCGCAAAAATACGGAATACCTCGTTTCGTAACAACGGATAATCATATTTATCAAAAGCATACATGAAAAAAGACGCTCGTATTTTACGACCGTCGAAAGTTGTACCTAGTTCGATATATCCATCTCTATTATCGATTTCTTCTGTTACGACACGAGGGGAAGGTGAGGAAATGGAATGAGTGAGCAATTTTATCCCATATTGTTCCGTTTCGATGATGGTTCCATCTAGTTTTTCGATAATCATACCCTCACCCCACTCACGCGTAATCTTGTGTTCAAGCGACTGCCTAACTCACGTTCGATGATGTCAACGATGTCATATGCATCTTGCGGTGAACCCGTACCGTTGTATGTCAGATTGATTGTGATTGGCGCATTTGTCGTGTTGTTTACAATAGATTTCACCGCACCGCTAGTTGCCAAGCCGTTTACGGATGGAATTGTCGCTTGCGCCATTCGATTCGCAGCTGACACAACTGCATCGATATGTTTTGAGATACCTTCTGCAAGGCCAAGAGGGATCCATTTACCGACCTCATCCATCATTACACGACTTGGCGATTTGATTTTGAGCGCACTTTTAATTGTTTTAGAAACAGCGTCAGCGATGGCTTTTGCTTGTGCTTGTAGCGGACCGGTCATCGATGCCATTCCTTCGATAAGCCCTCTAATCGCTTGGTTTCCGATCTCCTGCATGGATGTTGCCCACGATGTGAACTCCGATTTTGTACCAGTTGTGATTTCTTTGATTTTCGCTGTCCATTCCGCTTTATAACCTTCAATTTCCTTCGCAGTAGCTTCACGAAGTTCTTTGATCTTTTGTTGCGTTTGAACGTTCAAATCTGCCAGCTCTTTCACTGCTTCTTCACGAGCGAGCGAAGATTTTTGGCGCCACAAATTCACAAATTCCTGCAATTCGCTGTCCGATAGCGTTGTAAGAGCCTGGATTTCACCGAGTGCTTTCGGGCCCATCTCTTGAAGCTCGGCAATAAGCCCTCTGTCAACGCCACGAGCCGCAAGCGATTGAATAGCGACTTGCCAATGCTCGAACCCTTTTACTTGATCGCGAAGGTTCTGAAGCAATTGCGCGCCTGTTACGTCAGTTTTTACAGTGAATTCATCAAAAAGCCCTGCAAATGAATAAAGCGACTTAGCTCGTTCGTCAACAGCTCGTTGATATTCCTCCGTGAGCTGTCTTTCGCTTTCAGCCAGTCGCTTGTTTGCTTCTTCGATTTTTTGTGTATATTCTTCGTTGACTGCCTTTAATTGGTTGTAAATCTCCATTTTCACACGATAAATTTCTTTTTCCCAATAAATCCGTTCCTCCGTACCTTTTTTGTAACGTTTGGCGACAGTATTCAATGATTCAAGTTCTTGAACGAGAGAAAGCTGACCATAGTATTTCTTTTCCTCGAACCAGCGTTTTTCGTTTTCGAAATTGCGTTTTGTGATCTCTTCTTTTACACGCGCATATTCCTTCTCTGCTTCGATACGTTCCTTGGTACCTTTCTTGAACAGCTTAGCGAGGTTGTTCCACCATTGCAGCTCTTGTTCAAGGGAAACATTACGGATTTGCTTTTGATATTCAATAGCTTGTTTTCCTTGTTCAAAGGTCTTTTTCGCGACTTCTGCCGCTTTTTTCGCCTGTTCATCTTGTGCTTTTTTGATTTCCAAGTTCACTTGCCGAACTTGGTCGGATGTTTTAGCGTAGTTTTTCAGGATATTGCGCAAGGCGGATATATATTGCACTTCATCAATTTTTCCAATTTTAAAGTTATATTGCGCTTGCTTGAAAGCTTCCTCAAAGGCTTTTTTAGCCGCCTCCGCATTCTTTCTAGATGCTCGTTCAACGTCCTTTTTCTTTGATTCAATCCCTTTAGCAAAGCCTTCACCTGTGTATTTTCCTAGCTTTTCAGTTTCGCGGGACGGAGAATGGATGTCCAACGCTTTTCGGATTGAGCTTTTTACAGACTCGGCGATTTCTTTAGCTTTTTCCCATACGGCGCTTGCCATAGAGGATATACCATTCAGCAACCCTTGAATGATGTTTTTGCCAATGGAATAAAGATCAATTCCCTTCAAAAAGCTCACAGCACTATTCCACATACTTGTGATCGTAGACTTAATGCCGCCCATGATGGAAGAAACAGCGCTTCTCATTGCAGAAAATGCGTTGTTTACCGCCGATTTTGCTGCGTTTACCGCTGTGGAAATAGCCGATTTAATTCCATTCCACACGGATGAGACCAGTGATTTAATGCCGTTCCATACAACTGATGTGTTTGATTTGATATTCTCCCACGTCGCGCTGACAAATCCTTTAATTGCTGAAACAGCACCGAAAAAGATATTTTTAATTCCATTCCATATGCTTGAAAATGCATTTTTTAAGTTCTCAAAAATCGCCTTCGCATCATTTTTTAGTCCTTCAAAATCACCTGTCACAAGGTCAACAATGAGAAGGACAGCACCAAGAAAGATATTTTTTATTGCTTGCCACACGCCGCTGAAATATTGTTTAACCCCATTGAAAATCTGTTGCAAGCCATCTTTCATGCCGTCAAACAGGTTTTTAATACCATTTACAAATGGTTGAATAATCCCCATAACGGCGCTTTTGATTCCATTCCATACAGACTCGGCTGTCTGCTTCATGCTTTCCCACACGGACGATGTGAAACTTTTAATATTGTTCCACGTATTGCTGAAAAACTGCTTAATACTTTCAAGGGTTGTGCTGAACCAGTTCTTTAGTCCCCCCCATACCTCAAGCGCTTTTGCTTTGATAGTATCCCAATTTTTATACACAGCAACACCTATTGCAATTAAACCAGCTATCGCCGCTATCGCAATAGCCACCGGCGCAGAAATGGCTCCAATCGCTCCGGCCAACACTCCAAATCCACTTGAGGCCGCTCCAATAACAGCTAACACAACCCCGATTGACGCGCCAACAGTTGCAAGCACCGCAGCTACTGCTCCCATAGTTGCGATCGTCTTTTGTGTAGACGGGGAGAGGTTATTAAACCAGTCGATCAATTTTTGAATATAACCAGCCACTTTTTCGATCGCCGGAGCCAGCGCGTTTCCGATCGTGATTTGCGCTGTTTCAAAGGCCCCTTGCAGTTCTTCCAGCGAGCCTTTCAAGTTGTCCTTCATTTTCTTTGCGGCCTCTTGAGAAGCGCCACCGGAGTTTTGAAGCGATTTTGTGAGTTCATCGAATTTCTCCGGTCCCGCTTCAATAACCGTCAGCATCCCGCTCGCGGCTTCCGTACCGAAGATGGTAGACAATGCAGCGAGCTTTTGAGCATTGCTCATTTTCTCGGTGCTTTTCGATAACTGTGCAATGATCTGATTGAACGGAAGCATCTTTCCGCTCGAATCCGTAATACGGACGCCCAATTCTCGCAACATAGCCGCTGCTTCTTTTGGTGGGTCGGACAAACGAATAAGAGCTGCACGCAGGGTAGTGCCGGCCGTCTCGCCGCGAATCCCTGCATTTGCCATGATTTCTGTTGCCGCACCCAGCTGTTCTAACGAGATGCCCAACGTTCGGGCAATCGGCGCCGCATATTTAAACGTGTATTGCATATCCTGAATGCCAGCCGCCGAATCGTTGGCCGCCTGTGCAAGGACGTCAGCAACCCTTGATGCTTCCGACGCTTCGAGACCGAAAGCGTTCAATGCCGCTGATACAGTATCAGCCACTAGTGCCATGTCTTCGCCGGATGCTTCTGCCGCCGCGATGATACCCGGCATAGCCGCGAGGATTTGATTGGTGTTGTACCCCATCGCGCCCATGATCTCCATTCCTTGTGCCACCTCTGTGGCTGATTTGGAAGTTGACGAACCGAGGTCAAGGGCGGCTTGTTCCAGCTTCTTAATCTCCGTTGGGGTAGCACCCGCAATTGCACCAACGCGGTCGATCTGCGCCTCGAAATCCATTGATTTTTTGACGGCAAATCCTAGCGCTCCGCCGATCGCCGTTGCCGCCGCACCCATTGACGTGGCCATGGATTGCCCGACAGACTGCATCCGTTGACCAACGTCGCGGAGGTTGTTCCCGACTGTAGATAAGCGTTCTTGCAATTTTCCCCATGCAGTTGTGTGCTTACTCAGAGCAGAGTTGGTTTCTTCCAGTTTGTTTTGCAGGGAGTTGAGCTGTCCTTGTGTTTTTTCAATCTCACGCTGAAACGCTCTATATTGTCCCTCGCTGATTTCTCCGCGTGCGAATTGATCGGCAACTTGTTGCTGTACCGATTTCAAACGGTTCAGCTTCTCGCTTGTGTTTTCGATCTGTTGGGCAAGGAGTTGTTGCTTTTGGGCAAGAAGTGTCGTATTTGACGGGTCAAACCGGAGTAAACGGTCGATTTGACGCAGCTCCCCTTGAATCTCTTTGCCCTTTTTATTGACATCTTCAAGCGCCTTGCCTAGCTTTGTGGTGTCACCTGAAATGACAACTGAAATTCCTCTTACCGTCTCTGCCACCTTCTCACCTCCTATGCGAAAAATGCATCTATATCCGCCTGTGTTGCCATTCTACGCCTTGGTTTTCGTTTTCCGGTCTCCATGTCCACGTAGATATTGATGAACTTTATGAGATCATTGATTGTTAGCTCGTTCATCTCAGAAAATGAAAGACCGGAGCGCTTGCCCATCACTAATAGTTCCAGGTCTAAACGCTCCGGTTGCTCGATGTCAGTTGGCTGGCTTGGCTCGTCTTGCACCTCGACGAAAAAAGCCCTCTGCCGCTTCGTTCATGATTTCAGTCATTGTGTCCGGGTCGGAGAAGTCGACGTACTCGAATTGACCTAGCCATGCTTCAAAATGTGGGAAAGACTTGCCTTGTTCAGCCGCTTTATTCATCGCCCATGCAACCTGTAAAATAGCGATCGAATCGAGAGCAGACGGGTCATTCGCCAACGCCTGCATTTTCAACAGATCGCCGATCAGGTCTGACTTAAACTCCTGCCGATAATAAAGAAGGGCCAAAGGCGTCGCCTTTAGCCCAATATCTTTTCCTCCGAGATTAACCGTTCTCATTCATTACACCCCCGCTGTTGCGCCCGGCACTGTCACCGTGCTAAAGAAATTGTCATAAATCGCTTGGTTGGTGTCATTCAATTCAAGCACGCCACGGACAACGTTTTTGCCACCGATTTCAATCGGCAAAATTGTAATATTCAGCGTCTGCGTCGTCGGCTCCACTGATTCCCCACGGGTGTTGTGCTCTGCCGTCGGGCGTGATGCCTTGCAGCGATAATAAACAAAACGACGGTTTTTCTTGTCTCCGAGGATTTGGCCCAAGAGCGCGAATTCCTTTGGCGTTCCGTCCGTCGTTTCAACCAGCATGCCATTCGCGTCAATTTCCCACCCAAGCATTTCAGCCAAGATGTCGTCTGGCAAGTTAGCCATTTCTAATTCAGCCGTGTAGCCGTTGTTAGAGGTATAACTGAAATACGGCCCATTATCGGCATAGAATGTGCTTTCCTCCCCTTGCGGTTCAGGCGCGAATCGAACGGCACCTGGAATCTTGACAGGCGTTTCCCACGACGGCGTGGCACCGTCAATCAAAAACGCGATATGGACATTGTCGAGACCGAACGTAACTTTATTTTGGCTCATTTTATTCAACCTCCCAGAATTTGAATTTCATAAAGAATTTGAAACAAGTTTTCTGTATCGATAAATGTCTCGAACTTTCGATATGGCAACCCCAACTCTTTGAGCTTGTCCTGCACTTTTTGTTCGGCTACAGGATCTTTTTTTTTCGTGTATAACTCCACTTGAAAATCATCAATCGCGACATAGTTGATGTTGTCCGCCATCATGTCGTTCGAGTAAGCAAACTGATATGTGATGAACGGCGGCGTGACTGGATTTGTGAATGAACCATACGCTACGGGAAAGCCAATGCTCTTCAACGCTTGATATAACTCTGCCTGCGTCATCTTAACCACCGTTTTCGATTACCCTTTTTAGTTCGTCCGGCAATCTTGCGCCGTGCTTGTCGTATGCTGGACGTAAATGCGGGTACTCTTTTACACGTCCACCATTGACCTTCGCATGTCCAAACTCAAGAAGGTGAACGCGGCGATAGTGTTTTTTGTTCCAGATGATGCGCTTCGTTGTTCCATATCCGTCTTCTTTCGTGATTGTAAACGTCCGCGCGTACTCACCCGTCCGCTTCGGAGCAAGCGCCTGTGCTTCTTTCAACACCTTCCGTGCTGTCTCATCTACTTTTTTACGAACACCTTCAGCCACATCGTCCGTGTATTCTTTGACCGCTTGTAACAACTCATCAGCGAGCCGATCAATCGTAATATTAGCCATCCGCCGCCACCCTTTCCGTCGCGATAATGGTCAATGTTTTCTTGCCTTCATCATCATTGAGAACACTTTGGATATCAAACAGGCGACCTTGATAGTCGATTTTCATCGTTTCGTTAATTCCAGGTGTGTACCGGATGATAAAACGATAGGTTCTCTCTGCCTGGACGGATGCAGCGGCAAAGTATTCCCTACCGTTCACCGTCTTAATTGCTGCCCAACAAGTGCGAACCGGTTGCCATTCTTCGATTGTATTTCCGATTTCATCTTGTGTTGTAACCAGCTTCATTAAGGTTATCTTGTGTCGGAATTGTCCAGGATTCATGCCGTCTCACCGCCGTATGCGTATGTGAGCTGGGCTAGGATACTTTGTAAAATCGGACGCACTTGGTCAGAGGCGCGCCCAACCAATTCCCTGTTTTCATACCAATCGGCAATTAGTGTCATACAAAAAATTTTGGCAAGGTGGTTCGTAGCGTCGAATGTTGTGCCTGTTGCGTTTTTGAGATATTCCTCCGCGGCATTAATGAGTGTAGTAATCAACGCATCGTCATCGCTAAAATCCACGCGTAGCCAGTTTTTTACTTCTTCAAGGGTGACGATCATCATTTATCACCCTTCTTCCGCTTCACTTCCTCGGCATATGCGAATTTGATTAACAGTTTCGCCGTTTTCTCCGGCAAGTCGGCTTCCTCGCCTTTTTTCAGACGATAACCGATGCCCTCACAATCCATTAAGGCACGAACCTTCACGCTATCCCTCCTTCAAGAAAAAGAGGGGATTGCTCCCCTCATTAAGCAAGTTGTACTTCACCGAATACAAACGCCTCATCATCGCGCATTTTCACATCCATGCGCTCGATAGCACGCCACAACGTAGCGTCAGTTTCGAACGCATCCATCGCAACGTTAGAGGACATGATTTCTGTACGTTGACGGTCGAACATGACAACCGCTTCTTTCAAGTCACCTACAATGATTGGCGCAAATTGCGCACCTGTGCCGCCGTCAACTCGGTTAGCTAAGACTTTGTTCGATACGATTACAACTGGTAAACCGAGAAGCTGGCGGCCAGTCGGCGAAGAAATGGACGGTTGCAACAAGTATTGTCCGTTTTGGTCTTTCAGCGTATCCAACCAGTTGAAAGCGTCTTGGTTGACAATGACGCTAGAAGTCGAACGGAAAACAGGGTCTAATTGCACATTAATAATTTGTTTCAAGCCGTCAAGGTCAGCGATAGCTGTTTTGGCTTTGGTGTTCAAGACATTAATAATCAAGCCGTTTCGCGTTACGCGGGATTCGTCGCCAATCCAGCGAACCAACGTATTGACAATGGCTTCTGTGCTGTCATTTAACAGTTCGTTTGTGACGCGGAAGAAGCCAGCGTATTTCTTCACTTGGTATTGCAAGAGCGTGAATTGAGGCGTTGCTTTTTCGCCGATTGCCGCACCTTCTGCCACTTCGACGAAACCGGTTTGTTGTGAGCGTTTCTTAAATACACGCGAACCGCTCAAAGTTGTTACGGGTTCAACTGTAATAAGGTTTTGCAAAGCATCTTTACTTTCGCGAAGCTCATTAATCCGCGTTTGAATGTCCTGCGGTACCGTATACCCACCATCTTGGTTGCTACCTTCGCTCATCGCGTTACGGAATCGCGTGCGGATGTGATTGACGAATGCTTCAACCTCGTTTTCTTTGACTTGCACAGTCGGTTTTAACGGTTCTTTGTCCTCGATGGTTTGTTTTTGCTCTTCGTAAAGTTCTTTCGCAACATCGAATTTTTCTTGCAACGCCACGATTTCCTCTTTCAGCTTTTTCGCTTCCTCAATTTTGTTTTCGGCCAATAATTTACGAGCTTCTTCCTTCTTGTTGTTGATTTGTTCCAACAGTTCACGTAATTCCTTCGGCATATTTGTTTCCTCCTTTTTTGTTTTTGTGCAATAAAAAAGGAACTAGATTAAATCCAGTTCCAAAAGCAAGCGCTCTTTTTCGTCCTGTTGTTTTTGCTTGCTAACAATTTTCATAATGTCCTGCATAGACCGGTTTGCGCTATTGACGATTGCTAACCGGCTAAACGCCGCAACGTCGGCCACCTGTGGCTTGTCCTCTTGGTATAAAATGCCGTCAGCAAATCCTTCTTTGACAGCCACATTAGCCGACATCCATGTTTCATCGTCCATCATTTGCGAGATTTTGCTGCGCGATCTGCCAGTTTTTAAGGCATAGGCATTCACGATGGATTCTTTAATGGTGTCAAGGATGTCGGCAGCTTTTCGCAAATCGTGCATATTGCCGTATGCGGCCGTTAAAGGATTGTGAATCATCATCACCGCCATCGGGCTCATGAGTACCTCGTCGCCTGCCATTGCAATGACAGACGCGGCGCTCATTGCCTTGCTGTCGATCTTAACGGTGATCTTGCCGTTGTGCTCCTTCAGTGCGTTGTAAATGCCCGCTGCCGCGAATACACTGCCACCGTAGCTATCAATCCATACGGTGATGTCCTTGCCTTTGTACTGACTCAATTCTTCTTTAAATGCGTTTGGAGACGTGGACGGCATCCCGAACCATTCGTATAGCCACGCTTCGTCATCGTCTACAATGTCGCCCTCGATGCGAAGCTCCACACTCTCCGGTTCGGTTTCAGTCGCTTGGTTGGCGATAAATTTCCAAAACGGCATCAACTGTCACCTCCTTTCCCGTAGTTAGCTCCAAGCATGCTCAATGGGATATAGTTCCCATTGGCCATAAGGTTGTTTCCGTAGTCATCAGCAGGCATGTCCAAATAGTCACGCGCTTCGTTAGGCGTCATAATACCGTTTTGCACCGCAGTCGACAAACTGTCCATCTGCGTCTTAATATCTGCCCGTAGGATGACGTTGACATTGAACTTAAAATAATGTCCTTGACTGATAAGATCATTAGAAAGAATTTTATAAGTGATTTCTTCCTCGTACTGTTTCAGCACGTAAAGCAGCGTATCAACATAAAAAGCCAAGTTCTGCGCTTCTGCTGACGCATAACTTGACTTCTCATAATCGTTGATTTGATTCGGTTTGATTCCAAACGCCGCCGCAATCTGCAACGCTGTGTATTTTTTCAGTTCGAAGAATTGGCTATCTGTCAGCTTAATGTCCAGCGGTACCAACTTCATGCCTAACGGTACAGGAATGATTTTACCCGCGTTCTTCGAGCCGTTAGCAAACTGTTCAAAACCTTTTACAAGACGATCACGCGCTTCTTGGTTAAGGTCGCCGGTGTATTCTAGGACAGCCTTGCCTGTTAGCCCTGTTTTATAGAGGTTGTTCATGAATTTTTGACTTTCGAGCGCGCCGTCAACCGTATGCTTCAGCACATCCCGGACAGACAAGCCAGTGATGCCGTCAAAGGTTACGGACGTTTTGAAATGGAGAATCTCGTCATTACGAAAAACATACATTTTCCCGTCGTACGGGTCATTGTACCGATACCATATCGCGTTCTTTTCGCCCAGCAAGCCGCGATCATCCACCACAATCGTGACGTATTGACTTGGTAAAATCCATAAGGCTTGCAACTGCGGGCCGCTATATTGGCACCACACGTAGGCATTCCCATAATGATTACGGTTCATCTCGACGGTTGACCAAAAGACGCTGCTTGTCATATACGGGTTCGGACGCAATTTCAATAAGTTATACAATTCCTCACGGTCGCTTTTCACAATACCCCGCTCTGTCTTCTGATACATTTTAAGGGGCAACTTTCCTAAACTCTCGGACAAGATTTTTAAACAAGCGAAATATGTTGCCTCGGACAATTGGTTTCTTGGTGTGTCCGGGTCAACACCGAGCCACTGTAATAAGAGCGGATTGGTCATGTCCACCGTCTCGTTTCGCGGCCGGAAAAATCGCGTCAGACGACTCCACCATCCCATCGTCTCACCTCCTTACCATCCCATCATTTTTAGATAATCTTCCGTCACCTCATTAATGTCAACCTCATCCGATTTCAAAATCGCTCTGACCATCGCATTGATTAGAGCTGCGATCGGGTCAATTCGGCCGGTCGATTTGTCTTTATCCAGCATGATGTTCTCGTTATGATCTTGTTTCACAACCGCATTTCCGATCGCCCAGTTCAGCACTGGATTGTCGTCATGCAGGATTTTGCCGGATAGAACCAGCTCACGAAAACGTTTTGTCGGTTCCGACAATGTCCGAAATCCTTGGCGGATCTCCACCATCACATATCCTTCCGCTTCCATCTCATGCGCAAAATGTGTGGCATTGTATGGGTCATAGCAAATCTCCTTGATGTTCCACATCTTGTCCTCAGCCAGGCGTTTAATGTAAGCCTGGATGAACTGATAATCGACGACAGCGCCGGGCGTGACAGTGATCCAACCTTGTTTCACCCACAAGTCATACGGCACTTTATCCGTCCGCCGCTTTTCAGCCAATGTATCCTCTGGTATGAAGCTATGCGACCACACATAAAAACGACCGTCATCCATCGGAACAATGCCACTCACACTTGTCAAGTCGATTCGCATTGACAAGTCAATGCCCACATAGCAATCACGGACATCTAAGTCAATTTGCTCCTTGATCGCACACGCCCGCCACTTATCGAGCGGAAGATACCCATTATCCTTTTGGTCTACCCATATGTTCATATTCTTGGTCAAAAAACTTCTCATCTTCTCCGGCACGTCCAACGCCGTTTGCAGTTCACTTCTTAAAAAATTCATCCCTTCTTCATACGTTGCCACAATCGGATTAGCTTTAACCCAATTGCGCTCGTCCTTGATGTCGTCATCTTTATCCAGTTCACATATCATCACGAAATATTCTTCATTTTCAATTGGCGAGCCGGGGTCGATCACTTTTGACACGTACTGATATTCGGTATAGCAAGGCGATGCAAGGTTAAACCCGGCTGTTGTGATGATGACGATGAGCGGGTTTTGGCGGGCAACCATGCCGGAGACAAGAACATCATAAATCTCGCTTGTTTCATGCGTATGGTATTCGTCAATCACGGCAAGGCTCGGGTTTTTTCCGTCCCCTGTTTTCCGCGCCTCTTTTGACAGCGGCTGGATTATGCTGCCGCTTTTTTTATGCCGGATGCGGCCATAAGAATCTGTGTACTTTCCTTTCAGCAAGTCACACGCTTGCACTTGGGCAAGCACTTCATTATAAACGATGCTTGATTGCTCGCGACCCCACCCAGCGATATAAACTTCAGACTGCTCCGGCGACAGAAAACATTCATAACTGGCGATGAGTGCAAGTAATTGCGACTTGGCGTTCTTCCGCGCAAGTTGGATATATGCCTTACGAAAGCGCCTTAACCCGTTTTCTTTTCGCTTCCACCCGAAGATGTTGCCGACAATGAATAATTGAAAGTCGGTCAATTCAATTGGTTGGCCGGCCAATATACCCTTGTTGTGTTTGAACATCCTTGCCCAACGATAGAAGCGGTACAACTCTTCACCGTCAAAATAGTAAGGGAAATCGTCTTCTGTTATCCTCTCAATATCATTTAAAAAACGCTCACACGCCCATTTGTGTTTTTGACATGCTATCGTACGTCCGTCCACCACATCCTGTGCATAGTGGACGATCCGCTCAAGTAAACTCTCGATCATAACGCATCACCGAAAAGACGCTCTTCTTCCGTTTTGGGCTTTTCATCTTTCTTCGGAATAGCAATTTTAGCGCGGGCGGCCGGTGTGAGTCCGAATTCTGATGCGATAGATTTCATCTGATCGTAAAGCTGTCTCTTTTTAGTCATCAACGGATGAGGGACTTTATTGGTTTCGGCCGCCTTATTGGTGTACTCAACCATCAACCCTTCTTCTTGAATGATTTTTGTGCATTTAATGTAGTCTGAGTACGCATCGCAATATGCAGCCAAGGCATTCACATCAATGTTGGTCAGCAACTCCAACTCCATGAGTTCGGCCGCGATCCGCTTGAATTCCTTTTTTGCTGTCGAGTCCAGCCAAGACGGCGGCTTCACTTTGTCAGTCTTAGGTTTGAGCCGCTGTTCCACTTCTAATCGCTGCTCAATCTGTTTTTTTGTCAGACGATTTTTATTCCCCTCAGCAAGTGCAACTGAATCGGCTTTGCTTTTCTTCCCATCTTGTCGCCTCCCATTTTTACCCATTTTCAAAATAAAACGAATTTTGTGCGCGTTTGCCTGGCCCCCGCCGGTCCCTAGATGGTAGCCAAAACTTTCCAGACCGCCCCTACCCATACCGTCGCTTATCTTCCGCCGTCTTTCTGTTATGGCAGGCTTGGCATAACGATTGCAGGTTGTCCATATCTAATCGCTTACTCCAATCCACAAGCAAAGGAGTAATATGGTCAACGATGACTGCTCTTGTAAT